TTTGCCTTAAACCTAAATTTGCCTTAAAAGTAAATTTGCCTTAAAAGTAAATTTGCCTTAATTACAAATTTGCCCAGTGGCTCTTATTATCAAATTTTAACCCATTTTCTTCGGCAGCTTTTAAAATAGTCGATTTGCTTTTACCCATAGATACAGAAACATCGCTAAGCGATTTGCCTTTGTCGATTTGCCTTTTTAAAGTTTCAATGTTTAGTTGTTTTTTGTTTTTTGTCATAAGTTTTTATAATGCTCTATGAGCCTATCAAGATACCAAGCAGCCTTCTCTAAGTCTTGGATATTATTCTCATGCTTATATTTATGCCTGTGAATGTATTTTATTATGCTGCCTTCCAGATAGGAAGGGAATGAAGCACCAAGTTGTTGCTTGATATAGTCTATGCACTCTAAACCACCTTCATTGTAATGCGGTGGATGGTTTACCATGTCTTTACTCATTTATCTCTCCTTATTAATTCATTTCTACACTTTTGTTTTATTTTAGCTTTGGTGCTTTCTTTGGCTATAAGATCATGCAGCTCTTCAATGCTGGTGCATTTAGCATAATGATGTGTAGTTACCATTTTGCCTGTTTGCCTGTCTTTAATCTTTTGTGATTTGTTTATCTTTATTGGCATTTTTTCTCCTTTTCTTTTTGTTAAAAATTTTTTCCCAATTGTCTTGGTATTGTGTTCCTGTCTCTGGTCTACGCTTGCTGCCCTTACTCATCATCTTCCTGAGTCATGTAGTAAAAGGTTAAGCCCCATAAAATTATAAATACTGGTATTAGCCATAAAACATTACACATTTTCAATATACTCCATCAAAATTTGCGTTGGCACTAGATAGGCAATTTTGCTTTGCGTATCTCCCTTACCAACAAACTTAACTGGTTTCAGCATATTGCGTGAAACACATTCCCATATTCTAAAGGGTTTTATCCACAAATAGTCTGTGCCAGTGTAAAAAACCCAATAATCAGATTTGGTAGAGTTTAGACCGCTAGGCTTACCAAACATCTCAACCTCAATAACAATATTGCCAGTCTCCTGACTTTTCTTATCTGATTTAACTTCAATGTAAATGTTTAGCTCTGGCACATAGATATCATAAGGCTTGCACTTGCCTGTAAATCTTTCAGCCATTGGATACTTAACTCTGATCATAGACAAGACTGAATCTTCAACCTTTTGCCCTTCTTTTAAATCAGCATCAAAAGTAATCATTTTCTATCTATCCTCACAAACTTACTACCCTCAAACATCATGGCTAAGTCTAGTCGCATTTGCATCAGCTCTTTTGGAACTGTTCTAAGCAGCTCCTGTATAGATATAAAATTTGCCTTGCCTTCGTTCTTATACATTTGCATAGCTCTGGGCACTTCATAATCTAAGTCTGTGACGTACCAAGTAACCCCATCCCAATCAAAGCATCTGATGTGTGGCTCAAGTGGTTTGTAGCCAAGATTCTGCATCTCTTCTTCCAAAGCATCATATGCCCTGTACATCATATCAATCATCTTGACTGTTGTAGTATCAATGTTACTAAGGACAGATTCTTTAAACATCTGTTCAGCTTTCATAAACTTAACCCTGAAGTCCACACCAACCAGACGATCAAGTCTCTTTTGATCGCCCCATTTGGTATGGAACTCATGTTTAAACTTCTGATACTTCTGCAGAAGTTTTATAGTTTCATTAGAATGTTTCTTTTTTTCTTCTTTTTTCATAGTTAATTTGTATGTAGGTCATTGACTGTATGCGTGTATGTCTCTCTAGAGACACATACACATACATACATAATTTCAACGATTTTACATACACTTACATACATACATACATATTTTACATACACTTTATTTAACATCGAAATTATCACTGTATTTCACCACTTTCTTGTATTCAATTGATTGATATTTATCCTCTAAATTAATAACCTGTTCAATATCCACCATCTCACCTATATATTGTGCAATGTTAGGTCGAGACATATCTGTGCCTTTTTGAGTTTTGCAAACACCAAGCAATTCACCAATGGAGAATGTGTAATCTTCTTCATTACCACCTTCCTTTATAGCTTTGTCATTAGCTAAACTTTTCAGAGCTCTATTCACCTCAATGTGAGTTCCTCTCGTAGAAAATTTCCTTTTAATATCATGATCTGTTACTTCTAAATAACCAGAGGTTAAATCATCAAATCCAAGAAGCTCAACCTCTTTAAACTCAAAGTTAATCTTCTCCATGCCCATGCCATCTTTATTTAAAGTCTGCTCCATTGTTACAAACATGGTTTTTTTAGTATCACCAGTTTTAGTGTCATCTGTACGCTCAATCTTAAACTCATAATCCATTGATGCACCCAGAACTGAACTGCCACGCTGCCTGCCATTAGATGTGTGTCCTGTATGATGGACAATAATCACAGCAGCTTCGTATTTGTGGATAAGCTCATCCATCCTACTAATAAACAACGTCATATCCTCAGTACTATTCTCTGAGCCTGCTCCAAAGTTCCTGTTCAACGTATCAAATATGATGCAACTTAAATCGCCTTCCTGAGCTTCTATCATATCTAATTCAGCTATGAGCTTTGCATATTCGTCTGGATCAAGAATTCTAGTTCCTCTATTAGATAAGAACAAAGGAGCACCATCTAGAGGTTCTTTTGATTGATTCCACGCTGCAAGTCTACGTTTAACCCCACGCTTACCTTCGCCACATAAATAAACCACTGGAGCACGTTTTGCTTTATGTCCATAAAAGTCAGAGCCATTAGCTATAGCTGCTGCCATAGCGATAGCCACAAAAGACTTTCCAGACTTGGGAGCACCAAATACACCAAGCAAACTAGACCTTTCTGCAACTGTCTTAATCAGCCAGTCAGGATTATCTACCTGAGACATCACCAGATCAGCTCTCTCAAAGTACAAAGCTCCTTTAGGTCTATCTACTGGGGTATTTTTAATATAGTTCTCAAGAGCATCAGAATCGCTGTAAAGAGCCAATTCTTTAGCTTCATGTAAATCACCTTTTTCTGGCAAATCTGCATGAGGTTTTGCAATAGTTACCTCACAGCCATTGGTTCTTAAATAAGTGGATATTTCTTCTGCAAACACCAGCCCAGCTTCGTCATTGTCTGGGTATATGTAAACCTGCCTACCATAGATGCTTGACCAGTCTGTTTTATCCCAGCCTTTACAGCCCCCATGATGGCAAGCAACCTGACCAGCGTATATCTGCTCGGCTGCTATGGCTGCTTTTTCGCCCTCGACAAGTAGCACAGGCTTCTCTGAGCTTCTGTCTGACACATACAAAGGCATAAGCCCCTCTGGTCGTTTCATGTACCAAAGATCGCCACGCCTGCTGTAAGGTGCGTATTTAATTCCGCTTCTAGGATGCCCCTCTGGGAATCTCAGCACTGCAAAGTCATCAGAGTACTTGATCTTGATTGATGCTTGTTTCCAGAGTTCTACAAACTGATCTCTGGTCAAAGATGGCGATGAAGGAGTTTCATTATTAGGGGAGATAAGTAAGTCGTTAGACTTTCCTCCCTCATCACCAAAACCAAATCGTTGTAATGTGCTATTTATATCTTGTTCAAAGAATTTTAGCAACCATTGTGTGCCACCACCTTCGGATAATTCGAAACTGTAAAATTGTCCTTTTTCTTTGTTCAGGCAAAAAGAACCATGAGTTCCCCAGCGAACCTCAGTCGATGTTTCAGACTTTGGTTCGCCAAGTAGTTCAAGACCAACAGCTTTAGCTATTGATGCCCAATCCTCGTTTGTCATTAAAAAGGAATGTCATCGTCAGTTACCACTGTTTTCGCAACAGGACTATCAGCAACTGGTGTTGCATCATCCTCATCATTAGCCCATGCAGGAATCACAAAACCTTCTGGTCTTGGTTTCCATCCTGCAAACTCAAACTCAGGAACTTCGCTGCCAAATCCAGAATCGAATTTAACACCTCTTGAGCCTAAGTATCTAAAGCAAGGCAATTGCCCTTCATTAGCTGCTTTCTGCATCCAGAACTTCTCACACATGGATTTAAAGCCTTGAAGCTCTCCCCATGCTGCTCGTTCCCATTGCACGACTTGCTTATCGCTGGTCATAGCCCAAACACTAAAAGCCTTTTTCCAGCCTTCTTTAGTTTCGACTTTGCTAAATGGTATATCTGAGAATTCAAACTCATAGCCACCTGAATATCTACCAAGACCAGTCTTGATACTATCAGGGTCTAAAAGAATGTAATCCATGTCAAAGATGTTCTCTCCAACATACCACGCCTTTTCTTTTGACAAAAACTTGAGATAAGTATTCGTCCCATTTCCTTCACTAGAATTTTCTTCAAAAAAATCCATATTTCGCTCCTTTCTTTTTTAGTGCAGAACTCTCGCTGCACTGTAGTTATAATCTGCTTCAAGACTTTCAATGTTGTTAGTCTTGTAGCTCCAAAAGTCGGTGATTTCACCAACCCCTAATGTTTCCGCTAATGCCAAATAGCTTTGGTATTGTCGAAAACAAAACTCTTCAAAATCGTCATCAAATATTATCTGCATTATTTAATATAACATTAATATCTTTACACAAGTCATCGACATAGCCGACCATCACGCTCTGATTACTTAATGGAGTTCCATTTAAGATCAAAGCTGCTGGCATGACATAGCGTGTCTTGTTGCGATTGTACTTATAAATCAACACAGGAATTAAGTCCTCTCCAGCACTCTCACAAACCTGAGCCCACCATTTCTCTTGGGCAAAGGTTGTTCCTTTTCCTGCATAGCACTTGCACTCAATTGCAAAGTTACGCCAATAAATATCAGCCATGCCCTTGCTCTGGTATTGATCGAGATTCCTTTTAACTCGCTCATCAAATCCTTTAGCCTCGCATAGGTCGTTGATCTTATTAACAATAATGCGTTCAAATGCAGCACCTTTGTTTCTGCTGTTTACCATTGCTCGCCATGATCTTGCTCATACAATCTTACAAGCTGTTCGAAGTCATGTGGTGAATCTGTTCTCTTAACTGAACCATCGTTGTACATCAGCTCTCTGGAATCATCGTTATAGGTGATCTCATAAAAGCCATCGCCATAACTTGTTTGCATATAATGCGACTTAACCTTTTGTGCCCATGCATAGATATCATTCTTTAAAGCCTGCAACGCCACTTCGTTAGCGTACTGGGTCATTTGCTTTTAGCATCACAGATGCCTAACTTAATAAAGTGTCCTGCAATTTCTCCAATGCTACGCTTACTGTTCTTGACTTTAAACTCCCAAAGTAGCTGGTGGATATCTTGATCAACCCAAACTGCTTCCTTAGAAGGCTTATCTGTCAACTTATTTTTATTCTTTTTATCTTCTTCTTTCATATCATAACTCTCCTAGTTAATTGTATAATAAATTTGGGCAGTGGCAAAACTCTCCAAAACTACGCTCCCTTCAAGTCTGCTGCCCTTCTCTCTTTAATCCTTACCATCTTACGCCTTACGCTTCTCGCTGGTTTGGCTTCCGTCATCCTTGCTTCTGTGGCTTTATAATTAATATAGCCCCAGTCCAAAGAATAATCTCCGCAAATGGCTTTCTCGTGATTGCCAATCTTTTGCATCAATGTGGTTTGTATCTGGTCTTTTTCTTTTTCCAGTTCCTTGATCTCAGCTTCAATGTTTTGTTGTCTGGCGATCATACTCGTGAAGCCCTCATTCATTTCTAAAACATCTTCAGCCACTGGCATATCTTCAAACATCGCATAAGCATCGTCAGAAGTCTCAGGGTCGAAGTAAGTTTCTGTCTTAACCCTCTTCTGCCAATCATCAGCCAGAACCCTTAGCTCCTCGCTAAAGGCTGGGTCTCGCTCGTAAAAGAAGTATCTGATCTCATTGGCATTATGACTAAAGACCACCAACATACCCCAAGAGCAACTGGTGATTTCAACCTGAGTTTTAAGTTGAATCCAGCCACGCCAATCTTCAGGATAATTCTTTAAATAGTCTCTTGTTAATTTGCACTCAATAATGCCTTTGCCATTGATAGTGATGTGTTCATGGTCTGGAACATAAATGCCCATCTCTGGATTGTTCTCGATAGTCAAGCTATCAGCCATTGCTGTTCCATCTAAAGAACATTCAACTGGAAAGAAGGGATGAACAAAGGCTTCTGGAAACTCTGTCTGCACATCTGCAAGACCCATCTTCTTAGCTGCATATCTGATGATGCCTTCTTCAAAGAAGTCTCCCAACTCCATAGCAGTGTTTTGATCAAAGACATTATAAACGCCATGAACCTCTCTGATATTTTCTTGCAACTGACGTTGCTTAGATTTGTATTTGCCTTTTCCAAATGCATTTGCTGCCCTTGATGCAGACATAATGTCTTTGCCTTCTGTTAATTTGCCTACCATGATTAACTCCTGTAAGTCCTAAGAATAGTTTTAATTTTATTGAGCAAGTCTTGGAAGTCTCTTGCTGTGTACCCATGCTCAAGAAACACTTCTTTTGACTTTTCGTTTATTAGTGGGTTGTCATCGGTGTAAGTTAAGAACCAGTTGAGCATCTCTAGCTCCAGTCTGTTGATCTTAGGTTTACTAAAGTTGTATTGTTTGATAGTCATTCTTATCTCCGTTTAATAATGAATAATTGATTGTACACATATAAGAGTATAAGTGTAAAGAAATATATTAACTAATTTGAGAAATAATATCTTGCAGGTTTTTGAGAGCATCGTTGTTTTTCATATGCTCATCTGTGATCGTAAGTTGGTTCTTGGTTTGTGGCAGCACAAACACCACGTTCTGATGCCCCAGAGAAAC